TCTAATTAAGGGTAATTTACCCTCTCCACCTGGTGGTCAACCCAGGGAATCACTCTCGTTATGAGAATGGAACCGCGCCGATCGAATAGTCGAGCTCGGGATTACGGGTCGAAACGAAACCGTCATTCCAAGCAAGGCCATAGGTGGCGCATGCCAGAGTAACACTAGGTGCAAACCGCCCCCACTTTACGTGGTGTAAAGGTGTAGGCTGATAGCACTTAATGAACCTGGTACCATGCTTCCAAGAGGTTATCCACCTCGAGGAGTCTTCGTCATGTATGACAATATCGCCAAGGGCACTAGGCCCATGGAGGCACCGGATGTTAGTGGGTAAACCACTGAGAACGGTGCGCCAAGCATCACGAAGACAAAGCCAACGCCCTAAATGTCCCCCGTAGGAGGAATAGAGGCCGTTAGCCAAGGCAATGCGAGAGGAGGGTTGATCGGGATCATCTTTTAGATAGAAAGGACGAACCTTTATACCATTGAAGAAATCACCACCACAGCTCTCCCGAAACGGGCCCTCGACAAAAGTCTTATGAGGGTTAGTCTCTAAACCGCAGAACCTAAGCATTGATACCACGTCGTCCGAGTAAGCCTTCGGTACAATGATGTCATCGCCAAAAGCGAAGACATCCTTTCCGATAGCTTCAATGCCAGTGATGGCACTGATGAGACCCAAAAAAACAAGGGTCTCAAGCTCGAACGTGAAACCATTACCCATAGAAGAAAACTTCTCGAGGAGATGGAATTTCCCCTTGAAAAGAGTCTTCTTGGATCGAAGTGCGTCAAGCACTGAGAACCAACGGGCTGGAAGCAGGAGTTTGACAAGATTCCTGCTAATGGTATCGCTGGCGTTGCGAAGGTCAATAGTGGACTGATACTCATCAACAGATGAAAACCGGGCCAAGGCTCGGTGCGTATCTTGCCCAACGTCAAGGTTGATACCTCGACGCCTAAGTCTGTTACGGATAACTCGACCATAACCAAGCTGAAAGAAAACATTGATACTAGGCTCAATGGCAATGCCGCGGAACTTAGTACAATCCTTCTTTACAGTGGTAAATCGGTTACCTTGCACAAACTTAGGGACCTTACCGACGTCAACACAGGCAGAAGCCCACATTGTGCCGCTCCAAGGAAAGAGGAACGGCCAAGCGTCGGTTGTCAGTTGTGGTTCATTTGACATCTTATCGGGGACAGTACTTAGTACCCCTTTATCGCCAAAAGTCGAACCTGGCCCAAACCTGCCATCAACGATGTCAGGGCAGGGACCAAGAATCTGCGCTATATTTTGACGTGCACGACGAAAAAAATCGTGCAAGCCCGACTGACATTGGGGATCTTTAAGATCCTCAATGAGCGGGTATAGGCGGATGTTCGTTCGAAGACAACTTTTTTCGCAAAGGATAAACCCTTCTTCAGCGACGGCCTTACGGTCGAAGCTAGTAGGAAGAGGTTCATACTTTTTGAGAAATGAGGAAGCGCTGGCATCACGCCAATATTCCTCAGCCGTAAGGTAGTTGCCCGGATCAGCTTCCAAAGTGGCTAGCTGATCCCATTCACCATGCCTAAGCAGCATCGCTGCCGCTAAGGACTTTGGTGTGGCGAGGCCCTCGTAAAGTTCGAGGGCCACCTTCTTCACAAAGTGTGAAATCAAGGTAGATCTCCAACCGAAGTTTCAGGAAAAGGCGATTACGTCGGGGCGTAGCCCGTGACGATGCTCGTCTTCATGGCCGCGACCAGGTTTGCGACCTGGTACGTGAACTCCTGAATGTCGGTGGCGTTGACGTTCTGAGGGACAGCGAAGCTGCCCGAGAACACCATCGTCGCCCGAACTTCGGTCTGGCCGGTTGCGGAGTTCGTGTAGACGCTCGGAAACGAGCAACTAACATCGAAACGTCGCACGGTCTTCTGGGTGTTCCAACGAGCGGTAGCCGAGAACGTGGGCTGTTGGCCCACGGTACCGGATGCCGAAGTGGAACGCCAGAGGGCCGGAGACTTGTCTCCACCACTGGCGGCGATCAGGGACCAAGTAATGTCCGTCGTACCATCGAACTTCTTGATGGTGAGACTGCCTGCGGTCGTCATATAACGACTTCTCCAGTTAGAAAGCGCTCAGCTAGAGCGATTTCAATTGTTGCACGAGCAGCGAGATTGCCGTCGCGCCCCGAATAACCCCAATAGGGCGAAGAGCCGAATTGAGGGTCGGGGAAGCTACACCGGAACCACGTGAATGAGAAAAGTATTTCGAAGAGTACTGTTCATGGTACTCCGAACCCGTTCCGTTCATTTGATCAAAGGTATAGCTTCGGGTCATGGTGAGGCGGTCAGTAGTCCAACTGCGTGTGACTGAAAAACCAGCAAAGTCGGTCATAGCCGAAAGGCATTGGCCGACGTTGGCAAACCAGTCAACGACGAAGGAAAAAGGGACAGCCTCCCATGCCACAGATAGGGGATTTACAAACCCCATCTGATTAGCGATAGCAACATTCGGATTAGAAATCTTAACCTCGCCCCTCATCTTGACGCTGCAGGTCCAATCATGACGATCGGAACCAGTGGTGTCAGAGGTAGGAAATGAGGTATGAGAGTTCAGAGACCGATTGTGCTGGCCGCGAACACTATGGGACGAGCTAACGCTAGTCGACATAGTGGACGCCTTACCTGAGCCTTGAAGGACATCGATAGAAGAACCGATGTCTTGGACAAGGGGTTCCCAACCGAAGTGATATTCGAGCCAAGCATCAGCCGCTTGCTTACCGCGGCGTTTGATACGTTGCTCGAGATTACCAGAGTTGGTAAGACCCAAGGCCTTTGAGACTTTAGGTAAGTCACCGTGTTTGAGGGCAATAGCAGCCTTAGTCAAGGCGCTGACCTTTGAGATGATTGCGTTCGCATTCTGACCCATTTCGAGTGCATTGTTTGCATTCGTAGCGGAGTCTTTCATGCGGTCGACAAACTTCCCATAGGCCTTGTTATTTGCCTCAGCGAAATCACCAGAAGCAAGGGAGCGATCGGGACTTCTCCCGATAACTCCCGGATCGTCCCCGAAGGTACGATTGCCCGAGATATCAATGCCAAAGGAAAAGAAATTCAACATCTGCTGAGTGAACATCTGGAAAGGATGGTCCCCGTGAGGGGCACGATCCACCCAGTAGTCACGATGCCGAGTGAATTCTACATTCCCATAAGCATTGGTCTCTTGGTAATCTTTAACACGATGTTCTGCCACGACAGGCTTCTCCTGAAGCGTAACCCGCTTGCTAGGCGGCTGCGGTCAGAGTTCCGAATCGGAAAGCTGACTCAACCAGTTGATAAGATCCGTAAGGATCTCAGCCAAGAGACCCAATAAGAGCAAAAGTTCTTTAAGGTCCATAACTGACAGCGTAACGCTGATAATCAATTAGGTTGAAAATGCTGATACTCGGGTCTAAACCGAGTCAGGTCGAGGAGACCTGGGACATAAGTTTGTCCGCAGCATGATTCACGATCAAAATTTGATCGAGATCAGAACGGGCCTCCGAACAGTCACGAATGACAGCGAAAATGCGTTCTTCGATGTCGCGAGGGCGCTCGAGGTGATACCAAACACCGCGGCGAAAGATGAGAAGCTCATCCTTCGAGACGGAGATGGAAACCTCAGGCGAAATCGAGATACCGAAAGAAAGCATGATCGCTCCATAAGTGACGGTCGGG